GTAGAAGCAGATAGTGTTGCTGACGCTATGGAAAACTATGATAGTGGTAAATGGAGTCAATCTGAAGAGGTTGACTGTACTTATGAAGAAGTTACAGGAATTTATGAGGAGAGATGCTAAGTGATTGCTTTAATAGATGGTGATGTTGTTTGCTATCTAGCTTGTTCTAATGAGAACTTGGGGATTACATGGAAGTCAACCCCCGAAGATTTTACTGAAAACGAGCTGGAACTGTACTTTGAAAAAGCTTGGCAGGCTTTTAAGAAGATAATTTCAGAAATTGAAGATCAAGTCTTTGCTACAGAGACTTTGATTGCTGTTAAAGGTGAAGGAAACTTCAGAGAAGATGTTTATCCTGAGTATAAAGCAAACAGACATAAAAGGCAAACAGTTGCTTCTTTATTTGTCCCTAGACTAAGAGAAACGGCTATTTTAGAAGGAGCTGTACCTGCTCATGGAAGAGAAGCTGACGACTTAATTAGGATTTGGGCACTAGAAGCTAAAGATCCTTTTATTGTCTGTTCAATAGATAAAGACTTAAAGTGTATAGAAGGAGCACATTATAATATAAAAAAGAAAGAGATAGAGTTTGTTGAAAAAGAACAAGCTATCAGATTCTATTACGAACAATTGTTGAAAGGAGACCCGACAGATAACATCCAAGGACTTCCTAAAGTAGGTGATGTTAGGGCTAGGAAGATGTTGGAAAATTGCAAACATGAGGAAGAAATGCAAGAAGTTGTAGCTATTGCATATCTTAATCATTTTGGTAAAGATCATTTCTTAGATGCTTTGCTATTAACAGGGAAATTGATACATTTGCAAAAAAGTTTTGATGATTATTTTTGCTGTAAAAATTGGAGTATTATGGAGGTAATATGGGAATTTCACTAGAAGGGAAAAAGAATAGTAGGGTTGATAGTAAAGACTATGAAGGCAATGGTCATTGGTATTTTCCTGAACCATTAGGAGGAAAAGAATATGTTGGTTTTGTATATGCTATTGTCAATACAAAAGACGATAAGTTTTATATAGGGAAAAAGACTTATAGGAGTAAAGGAAAACTTACAAAAGGAAAAGAAAGTAATTGGAGATGGTATATTTCATCTAGTAAGAGTTTATCCGAAGAGATCAAAGAGCTGGAAAAGGCTGATTTTTTGTTTGTTGTTTTAGAACAATATAAAACATTAGGCGGTCTTTCTTGGGCAGAAACTTGGAGTCTTTGTCACGTAGAAACACCTACAAACAATAGATCATATAATAGACTTATAAATAAGGTCTCGTGGAGATCTAAAGAAACAATTACTAACCGTCATAAAGAAAGATTAAAAGGTATCATAAATGTATAATATAACTTTTACGATTTTTGCAGTAATGGCCATAGGGCTCGCGTTAACTTCTTCATATGTAGGTCTGACTGAAATAATCCTAGTGGTGTTTGCTTTAGGAATGATAGCACAAATGTACAGCCTATCAAAACCGCTAATAGCGTTTGTAATATTTTTATTTCTATGTTATGGTTTTTACATTGCATACACTGTACCGTATAGCACAGAAACGTTAATATTAATATTAATAACAGCAGCGGGTTTCATAGACAATGGAAAGAAGAAAAGCAATAAAAACTCACCAACCTTGCACTAAGTGTGGATCGTCTGATGCTGTTACAATATACGAAGACGGGAGCTGGTGTTATAGCTGTAACACCGGTTCTAATAATAAACCAAAGAAGTCTATAATGGACAAGTGTAATACGGAAACAATACAAGAAGTCTTATCCTATGATGTTAGAGGTTTTGAAGAGAGGAAAATACCTAAAGACATCTGTTATTTCTTTGATGTCCGTGTTTCGTATGATGATAACAGATCAATAGTAGCGCATTATTATCCATACCCAAACGGTTTTAAACGTCGTCAGCTTCCTAAGAGGTTCTCTTGGATAGGAGAAGCTGGTGGTTTGTTTGGAATGAATAAATTTCCAGAAGGAGGTAAAAGAGTTGTAATCTGTGAGGGTGAACTTGATGCTCTTGCTGTAGCCAAAGCTTCAAAAGACAGGTATAATAAAATATATCCTGTAGTGGCAATGTCTTCAGCTACTGCAACAAAAGATGTCTTAGAAGCTAGAGACTGGCTTAGGTCTTTTGGTGAAGTTGTTATAATGATGGATAATGACGAAGCTGGTAAAGTGGCTACCAGTAAGTTGTTAAAAATAGTAGGGATAGATAAAGCAAAAGTTGTCAAATACCCTTCAGATTGTAAAGACGCTTGTGATATTCTTTTAAAGAAAGGATCTAAAGAATTAACAACAGCGATATGGGATGCTTCTTTATATAAACCGTCTGGTATAATAAGTACAGAAGATATTTGGGAAGCTCTTGTAAAATATAATAGTATGCCTTCAATACCTTATCCTCCTTGTTTAGATGGTTTAAATTCTAAGCTAAAAGGGATGAGGTTTAATGAAATTGCTTTGTTTATATCAGGTACTGGATGTTTACACCCAGACACTGAAGTTCTTATGTTTGATGGTTATACTAAAAGAGCTAGAGATGTTGTTATTGGTGATGTTTTGATGGGTGCTGATAACAAACCCAGAAATGTTTTGAAGTTGTTTAGTGGTACAGAAAGGATGTACCAAATCAAACTAACAGAAGATTCTTCATTTGTTTGTAATGAATCACATGTGTTATCACTAATAACATCTGACAAAACAAACAGGGTAGTTGATATTTCTGTCAAAGACTTTTTAAACTTGCCACCAAGATCTAGAAGGAGGTTAAAAGCTTTTAAAACAAATTGTCTAGAATATCCTGAAAAATCTTTATTAATTCATCCATATACATTAGCTTTGTATCTAGCAGAAGTAAGGAAGTATGATAATACTAGTTACAGTATTGGTGACAAGTTAAATAAAATTGGATATGTTAATGAAAACCTTGAAGCTAGGCTTAGTGGAGAGTTTAGGAAAGACAGGGAAATCATTGAAAATATGATTTTTCATCCTCTTAAAAGAATACCTGAAATCTATCTCGCATCATCGATAGATGACAGGTTAGAGCTATTAGCTGGTTTCATAGATGCTAGTGGTGTTTTCGCTAATAAATCTTTTTTCAAAATTTATGTAAAAACAGAGGCATTAGCAAATGGTATAAAAATATTAGCAAACTCGCTAGGCTTCAGAGCAAAGACTAGTATAGAAAAACCAATGTACATAAGAGTTTCTGGTGAAAACTTATCTGCAATACCAACAACAAGGTTCTCACCTAAGAATGTGACTTCTAAAAAAGATCTGTTGAGATCTGGAATAGAAGTTATACCTCTAGATATTAGTAAGTATAATGGTTTTTCAGTTGATGGTGATAATCGTTATGTGTTAGGAAATCATATTGTAACACATAACAGTGGGAAGTCTACTACAATGAGAGAGATAATCTTACATTTATTAGAAACTACTACTGATAAAGTAGGACTAGCTGCTTTTGAAGAAACACCTGCAGATTCTGCAAGAAAGTTAGCTGGAATGATGATTAACAAAAATCCATCAGAGACAGAAATACCTCTATCAGAATTGAAAGTTGGTTTTGATAAAGTTTTTAAAGATGACAGACTGTTGATCTTAGATCATCAAGGAGCAATTAAAGATGAAAGTATAATTGATAATTTAGAATACATGGCATTAAGTGGTTGTAAATATATCATTATCGACCATATAACAATGCTAACATCTGAAGGGATTGATGGTGCTTCAGGTAACGAAGCAGTAGATAGGATGATGAATGAGCTTTTGAGGTTTGTTAAAAGACATGAAGTATGGATAGGATTAGTATCACATCTTCGAAAAACAAAACAAGGAGTATCTTCCTTTGAGGAAGGTCATCTTCCTACGTTAGACGATATTAAAGGTAGTGGTAGTATTAAACAAGTTTCTTTTGATGTTATTGCTTTTGCTAGAAACTTAAGCAGTAGTAGTGACAAAGAAAGAGATGAAACAAAAATGTCTGTATTAAAAAGCAGGTATACAGGCTTAACAGGTCCAGTAGATGGTACAATTTACAATCATCAGACTGGTAGATTAACTTGCAGTAGAGTGGACGTATTCGAGGTATTATGACTAGTACAAGAGCAAAAATCATAACAAGACGATCTTACAACAGACCAAAAGAAGATGGCTCTTTTGAGTCTTGGGAAGAAACAGTAAATAGGGTAATGTCCCATCAAAGATGGCTATGGGAAAGAGCACAAGGAAAGCCTTTGTCTGAAAGTCAAACTGAAGAGTTAATAGAACTTTCTGAACTGATGATTGAACGAAAGATGTCAGTCTCAGGTAGAACTTTATGGCTAGGCGGTACAGAAGTAGCTAAAAAGAATGAAGCCAGTCAGTTTAACTGTTCTTTCACTAATGTTGAAACGGTCTACGATATGGTAGATGTTTTATGGTTACTCCTACAGGGTTGTGGTGTAGGTTTTACACCAGTAAGAGGAACCCTAAATGGTTTTATGAAACCCATTACTAAAATAGAAGTAGTAAGATCAACAAGAAAAGAAAAAGGTGGCAGGGAATACAATACAGAGAGCTTTGACCCTTTGAATAAAGTTTGGAGACTTTCTGTAGGAGACTCAGCTGTTGCTTGGGCAAAATCAATAGGAAAGTTACTTGCAGGGAAGTATCCCGCTAAACGATTAATATTGGATTTTAGCCAAATACGACCAGCAGGAGAGCGTTTAAAAGGGTATGGTTGGATTTCATCTGGAGATGAGAGTATTAGTAAAGCTTATTTAGCTATTGCTAAAATCTTAAACAAAAGAGCAGGCTCCTTATTATCTTGTATGGATATTTTGGACATCTGCAACTGGATGGGGACAATATTGTCCTCTAGAAGATCAGCTGAAATTTGTTTAATGCCTGTGTCTAACCCTGAGTGGCGAGAGTTTGCTTTGGCTAAGAAAGAATTCTGGCTACATGATAATGCACACCGTTGCCAATCAAATAACTCTTTGGTCTTCTATAAAAAACCTACAAAAGGTGAACTAGAAGAAATGTTTGAAATAATGATCAGTGGAGGAGGATCAGAACCTGG